TGGCTGCACTGGTAATAGACATCCCAGACCAGCGGAGTGACCTCCACGCTGGTGCGGCGGTTGGCGATGTGCCGGCAGTGCGGGCAGCGCATGCCGCCCCGGCGACGGTAATCCTCGAACGGATCGGCATCGTTGGCAGGCCCGGAAACGGGCGCCGATGCCAGCGGTTCGGACGACATGTGAAGAACGGCCCCCCCCATTTGCTCAGCCTCCCGCTTTCGCTTCCTGCCGCTCGATCGCGGCGATCCCTCCGGTGAGGGCTTCGATGGCCTCGTGCGCTTCCTTCTTGGCGGCGCGCTTAGCTGCGGCGCTGCTGCCCGGCGCGGCGGCGCGGATCAGCGCGGAAACAGCCTCGCCGCTTTCCTTGGCTGCAGTGGCGGCGGCGCAGACCAGGTCACCGTCCGCAAGGTCCGCCTGGGCAATGTCGAGCCGCAGGGCGAACAGGCGGTGGAACGGGGCGTGATCGCCGCCCGAGGCGATGAAGGCGCGATCGAGCCGCTCGGCGTCGATCATGCGGATTGCGGCCTGAGTATCGGGCTCCGACCAGTTGCGAATGGCCCGCTGGCCCACGCCGCAGATCGCGGCGCAGTTGTCCCACCCGATCACCGCCGCGATCGTGGCGAGGGTATTCTCGTAGGTGAGGGGCTCGCGGCGCTTCGTCATGCCACGTTCCTCCGGGCGACTTCGCGGTGCGAAATGCGCGGGGTTTCGAAAGAGACGCGGCCAAGGCCCTGATCTACGCCGAGAAAGAGACCTGCAGGGGGCAGGTCAACAGGGTAGATATCGGGGCGAAGATGATGGCGAGACACGCCGGTCAGCATTTCCGCATGCAGGACGTATTCGGCCGGCAGTTGCTTCGATTGGTTGAGCCACCGCCAAATGGTGGGCTGCGACACGCCGAGCTTGTCGGCCATCTCCTGCTGCGAGGCGAAGGAGTCTCTGACCTGTTTGAGGGCTTCAAAGCGGGTGGGCGTCTGCGTCATACGGTTCCGTATATACGGAGCCGGATATCAGTCAACGGGAAAGTTGGATGATCCGTTATTCGGATACGTATAAACGGGCGGCCATGTGGGAAATCATCCCTGACAACCTGGTTGAAGCCATGCGCCGGGCTGGTGTGAACCAGTCCCAGCTGGCCGAGCGCGTCGGGATGAAACAGCCGTCCATCGGCCGCCTGATCAGCGGCGAGACAAAGACCACCCGGGCGCTGGATCTCATCGCTGCAGTGCTCGATACGTCTCCGGCGTACCTGAAAGGCGAGACGGACGACCCGGATCGGGGAGGCGGGCTTGCCGATCGGCGGCTGCCGTTCCAGCAAGCTCCGACCGAGCCGGACCCCGATGTGGTCGAGCTGTCCGAAATCGACCTCCGTTGGGGCCTGGGCGGGACATATATCGACAGTCCGGCAGAGGTGCGCACCCGGCGTTTTTCGCGCGAATGGCTGCGAAATTTCACCCATGCTCCGCCGGAACAGCTGGTCTGGACCGTGGGCACCGGCGATTCGATGGAGCCGACGATCCGCAGCGGCGAGGTGATCCTGATCGACCGATCCCAGCAGACGCCGCGCTTCGGAGACGAGATCTGGGCCTGCTCTTACGGTGACATCGGCATGATCAAGCGCTTGCGCCCCATGCCGGACGGCACGGTGCAAATCCACAGCGACAACCAGGTGGTGCGGCCAGAGGTCGCCGCCGACGGAGAATTGCACGTTTACGGCCGCGTCGTGGCCGTGGTGCGGAAGCTATAACGAGAACAGCCCGGGTCGCAGATTTTAACAACAGGGGCTGAGTTCAATGGCGAAAAAAGGTGGGTGGGACTGGGTCCCCTGTCCGGCGTGCAGGCAGCCTTCGCCGCCGGACGCGACGCGGTGCCCGGTATGCCAGGTGGACTATACGCCCGAGCAGCTGGCTGCCCGCGAAAAGGACGTGAAGGGCAAGCGGATCGGCTGCGGCATTCTGGTGATGATCGCCATAGCCATTTTTGCGTTTTCCAGCTGGGATGGCAGTGATAAGGGCAAGGCGTCGGACGAGGCACCCAATAGTCCAAGCCCCGCCGGCGGGCAGGCCCCGTCTCCGGCCTCGGCCGTTACGGCCTCGGTGGTGAAGCCGGCTGTCATCGCGGTTTATCAGCAAACGCTGAACGCAATGCGCCCCTGCGATGATGCCAGCGCGAAGGTGGCCAAGACGGCGGGCGCTATTTCGGACGGGCGCGCTTCCGTGTTCGACGGTTACGGAGCGGCCAGCACTGCTTTTGACGCCTGCCGCGAGGCCTACAGCGTGATCGGCGCCATCCAAGTGCCCGACACGTTGCCCTCCAGCGTGTCAGAGGTGGCGAACAAGGCCAAGGAAATCTGCGCAGATACCGCTCTGACCAAGCAGTCCGCTGCCGACAAGGCGAAGGAGATCTTCGACGGTGACATGCGTCCGTCGCAAGTCCAGGACTTCAAGGAGCGGGTGGAACATGGCCAGGCCGGCACCATCGCGTGCGTCGCCGAGATGTTTGACATGGCGCAGAAGGCGGGGGTGGATCCGTCGGCCATGACGACGCCCAAATGAACCGGCGGGCAGTTATTGCCGGATTGCTCTTCGCGTTGGTGCCGGTGGACGAAGCCGGAGCGAGAGGTCGGCGGTCAGGCCGACCCGGCCGGCGCGCTCGAGGCGGCAGCGGCTATGGACCGTCGTTCAGCAGCGGCGGAGGCGAGATGTCGTTCAGCAGCTGCCGGGAAGCGAAGGCCGCCGGCTATCGCCGCATCCGGGAAGGGGAGGCAGGTTATTCGCGTCGGCTCGATCGCGACGGCGACGGAATCGCCTGCGAGTGAGCCCACGAGAAGGTAAGGTCAAAGATTATGGCAACGGATGGGCGAGCAAAGGCCAGAGCGGCGTCCCGCGACGCGGCCTTGGTGCTTCACGATGATATTGGCTATATGCGGCGGCTTGTGGCGCAATCCGAGCCTAATCCAGGGGACCTTCGGCGACTAAGTGTCGTCCTCCGGAGGTTACTGATCGACGGAGATCTGCAAAAGGTCGCGGCACCGCGAATAGAGCGCCTTCACATCATGGCTTGCGACCTGCGCAAGTTTCATCGTGCCAACGAAGAGCAAGCATACAAGCTTTTGGCGGCCGATGAATTTGAGACGCACGGCATCATTTTCTCCGCTTTCACCGTGGAAAGTGCGCCGCGGCGAAGGCCGATCAGGGGACAAGACCTGGGCGAAAAGACGGCTTTGCGCGTTGCTGCCTTTGCCCAGCAGAAAGTGCTTTGCGTGCAAGGGCAATGGGTCACACGGGCTGAAATAATCAAGTACGTTGCGAACGTTGCGCATGGCGTGCATTCGGGCCAAGCTCGCGAGAAATCGGACTTTATCTTGCAAAAGGTCAGATCGGGACTGACCATTCATACAGAGCCTATGGGGCCGAACGGCGAGCTGGGAGCCGCTCTGAATTACAACACGGAATCAACTTCAGATGGTGACGTGCCAATCGAGTTTCGACCAAATGTTGTTGATCTCGCGCTGCTGTTCCTCATCTCCACCGCCAAGCTGCTGACCGCTTCGCCAGACATCATTGCGTTGGAAAAGGAAATTGAACGCGCAGGGTGAGTTTCAGCAGCCTCCAGCGATCCCCGCCACGTCCCAGCGCGGCATGTAGACCGCGAAGCCGCCGCTAAGTTGGGTGCAGGAAAGGTTGCGCGGGCCGCCCCAGGCGAAGGCGAGGGTGCGGCCGTAGCGGTCCTCGCCGTGGCGGTCGAGGCGAACCCAGCGGCCGCGCACCTGCCGTTCCAGCGCTTCCTTGCTGGCCCACGGATCGCCCGGGGCGCAGCGGCGGTGGCCTTCGCAGTGGCCGGGCAACTCTGGCGCGTCGATCCCGATCAGGCGGACGCGTTCGGCCCCGCAGCGCAATGTGTCGCCATCGACGGCGGTGCAGGTAAGCAGGGCAGAGGCGGCGAGGAGGGGCAGCATCGATCAGACCAGATCGTCGATGGTGACGCCCAGCGCATCGGCAAGCTTTCGCAGGGTGTCGACCGAGCCGCGCCTGCTGCCATCCTCGATGTTGGAAATCTGGACGCGGTTCACCCCGGACTTATCGGCCAGCGCCGCCTGGGTCAGCGCGCGCAGCTCGCGGAATACGCGCAGCGGGGATTCGCCCTCCAGCATCCGCTTCACCGCTTCGGCGGGGATGGTTTCGTCATCACCGGCGGCCAGCGCAGCCTTGACGCGGTCAAACGCGGTCAGTTCGTCAAGGTCTTCGGCCGCCAGCTTGAGCGCCCGATATTCCTCAACAGGGATAGTGATCATTTCGCCCATGGCTGTTTCCCTTCAATCGTAGATGCCGCCGCGCGGGCCGATTTCCAGCACTTGCAGCACAATGCCGTCCTCCATGATCACCCGCCAGTCGCCCACCCGCAGGCGGACGCCGTCACGGCCCTTCAGCGCCTTGACGTTGTTGGCCTGTGACGCGGGATCGGCCGCATACTCTTCTACCTTGGCCACGATCCGGGCCGCCGTGTTGGCGGGCATCCGGCGAAGCGCTTTGGCGGCGGAGCGGGTGAACGTGATCGGCTTCATGCGATTTTGGTAGCGCATAGCTACAATGTAGTCAAGGGCTACATTCACGGATAGGGCGAATTATCCCGCGACTTCCATCTTGAGCGCGGTGGTGAAGCCGTTCTCGCCCATCTCGTGAGTCACCTCGGCCACAAGCCACGCCTTGCCATCGATCTCGGTCTTGAAGCCCTTGGCAGTGGCGCGCATTCCCGGCGCGGCTTCGGCGTCGCCATACGCCAGCGTCAGGTCAAAGCTGGCCGCGGCACGGGCGAGACGGTTCTTTTCCGCCCCGGCCGCCGCCGTGGCATCGCCCTCGCTGGCATAGACGCGCTTCAGGCGGCGGCGCTTCGATCCGCCGGCGTGGGCCTTCTTGCGCTGGGCCGCGCCCTGATCGTGCCACTGGGCCTCGGCCCCGTCCTGCCCGTTCTCGCGGGCAGCGCGCCGGTAGCTGGCCCTGTTACCGCTGCGGCGGGTGAGGGTGAGGGCGGGGATTGCCTTGCCGGTGGCCGTGGTCATTGCGTTCACGGGCGCGAAGATCAGGCAGCCGTCCTTCACCGTAGCCACCGCGTCATATCGTCGGCCAAGATCGCGCAGGAATTGCATGTCGGACTTGTTGTGCTGTTCCGCCGCGGTGACCGTCTTGCCCGAAAGGTCGGCATGGCAGCGCGGCTGGAGGCCATTGTCCGCCGCCACCTTGCCGACGATCGCGCCAACGGTGGTGTCCTTCCAGACCTTCGACTTGCGGGTGCGGAAGCTGTCCTTCAGGTCGGCCGAGCGGGCGGTGATCGTCACCATGTCCGGCGGGCCTTCCCAGCTCACCTCGTCCACCTTGAAACTGCCCTTGTTGACCAGGCCCGTCTTCACGCCGGTGCCGCGTTCCCACCCGAGCTGCACGGTCAGCACGGCGCCTTCCGGGGGCAGGGCGAGCTTGCCATCGTGATCGAGCACGGTGATTTCCAGCTGGTCGGCCGCCTCGCCCCGCTTTTCGCTGAGGCGCAGGCTGACCAGGCGGGGCTTCAGCTTCGCGGTGAGGTCCTGCCCCGCCAGCGTCACCTTCCATGCGGCGAGCGGCTCGACAAAGTCCGGCATCGGATCAATCGTCCCCCGCGCGCTTCAGGCTGAGCGAGAAATCGATCATGCGGGCCTGCCCGCGATCGGTCAGGTACTTGTGGGTCTCGTCCAGGCCCTCGATTGTGAACGAGCCGAGGATGCGGCCTTCGCCGTCCGCCAGGGGATAGGCCTCGCCGGTGGCTGCCATGGCGGCGAGCTCCTCGATCGAGGACCAGCGCCCCGCCAGCGCCGGCACCAGCGTGCCCGAAAGCGTCACCTGGTCCTCGCCGGGGCCGACGAACTGGCTGGCCGCCCGCGCGCCGAACCGATCAGTGCGGGCGTGGCGCCAGTCACGCCGGCGGGCCAGCTCCTGAAAGGGCGCCGAGCTGGTTTCGAATACGAACATGCCAAGGGCCGCGAGCATCAGAAATCATCCTGGAAAGAGGCGCGCCGGTTGGTGCGCTGGATCTGCTCGAACTCGGCCGCGACGCGGCGAGCAAGGGCCCGCGCATCCTCGCCTGGCTGCTGGTGGATATGGATCTCGACGTGCAGAGGCGCCGCTGCTGGCGCAGAGCGAGAGGAAAGCCCGGAGCCGGCCATGGCCGGGCCGGAGAGGGCCAGAGCGCCAGCGCCGGCCACCCCGGTGGCGAGCCGGCCCATTGCCCCTAGCGGCCGGCCGCCGCCGCGATCTATGCCGCGCGCCAGACCCTCGGTCATGTGGCCGCCCATCTGCATGAACAGGCGGCTGGGGCTCTTGATGCCGAAGTAGTTCTTGAAGGCGGTGATCCCGCTCTTTGCGACACTCAGCAGCTTGCCCGCAAGGCGGGCTGGATCCAGCATGAGCAGCAGGCCGTCCATCATGGCACGGCCGATACCCTTCATCCATTCGCCCGCCCCCGAGAGGGTGGACTTGATCCAGTTCCACCCGGCGCTGAAGGCCGCCTTGATCTTGTCCCAGTGGGTGTAGACCAGGTAGGCGACCACGCCGATCGCGACGCCGATGCCGACGATCAGCGCCACCATGGGATTGGCCAGCATCATCATGCCAGCGCGCAAGAAACCCTGGCCGAGAAACAGGACGGCGGTGCGCAAGACTGTGAAGGCTGCTCGCGCCGGGCCGATGAAGGCGAGGACCGAGCCGAACGAAAACTGCAGCGCGCCCAGCCCGATCCGTGCGAGCGCCATGCCGCCGACCAGCGTCACCAGCCCCTGCGCGAGACGGGGGTTCCGCTCCATCCACCCGCCGACTGCGCCCATCAGCCGGTTGACGCCGCCGAGCAGCTGGTTGGCGGAGGGGAGGATCTTCGCACCGACGATGATCGCGAAGGTCTGCAACTGCCCGGTGAAGGACTTCCACTGGATCGAGGCGTCCTGCGTCTCGCGCTGGCTGAAAGCCGCATCCACGGTGCCTCCGGACGCGGCAATGTCCTTTCGCATCTGCCGATAGTCGTCGAGGTTCTGGATCAGGGCGCGCAGGGCGCCTTGCGCCTGCATGTCCTCGAAGGCGAAGCCGATCTTCGACAGGTCTCCGCCGGTGACCTTTTTGGTCAGTTCAGCAATGGCTTCGAGCGGGGTCTTGCCCTCGGCATAGGCCTTCTTCATCGCCGCCGGCAGATCGACGCCGAAGTTCTTTTTGAACGCGCGGATCGTGGCGGGCGCCTGGATTTTCGCCAGAAGGTTCTGGATGTTGTTCGCGGCCGTGTCGGCATCGCCGGTGGCGCGGCGGGCAATCTGTAGCGCGGCCGAAAGGTCCGTCACGGCAGGCACGCCCTTTTGGCCGAGCGCCTGCATCTGGGCGGTGAGGGCGGGGAACCATCGGGCCATGTCCTTGACCTCGAAAGCGCCGGCGTTGCCCGAGGCGGCCATGATGTCGAGCGCGCGGGCCGTCTCGCCGATCGGCACCTTCAGATTGTTGAGGTTGGCAAAGGCCGCGCCGGCCCCATCGGCGAGATCGACCTTGAAGGCGGTGCCGAGCCGGCCGATCGGCCCGATCATGCGGACAGCCTGGCGGGGATCGAGGCCGAAGCCGGCGAGCACGTCGACGCCGGCGCGCATGTCCTCGGGCAGCTGGTGCGCGGCGCGAGAAAGGGCGAGGATGTTGGTCGCCATGGCCCGCGTTTCGCGGTTGGTGAGGTTGGCCTTCTGCTGGATGTCCACCATGCCACTGGAGAAATCCATGGCCGCCTTGCCGGCCAGCACGAAGGGCGCGAGCATGGCCGCGCCGCCCATCGCGTTGTCCTGCCCCTTGCTCTTCAGCTCTTCACCGCGCGCCGTGATCCGCGCGTAGCGGGCGTTCTTCTCGTTCAGGGTTTTCTGACGCTCGATCTGGTCGTTCACGCGGGCGAGCTGGCGGGCGAGAGCCTTCTCGCGCTCGGCCAGTTCGGTGACGTTGCCGGCGGCGCCTTCGATCTCTCGCGCCACGTCGTTCATCTGGCCGCGGAGGTCGCGGGCCTCGCGCTTCAGGCCGCGCAGGGCCTGATCGCCGCTGCGGCCGAGGCCGATGATGTTCTTCAGCGCGCCCGACAGCTTGTCGAGCGCGCTGAACTGGACGACGAGGTTCAGCTTGTTGTCGCCGCTCATTCGCCGCGCCCCTGCATCCGGTTCCAGCGATCCACGGCGCGTTCGCGCCAGGCGAACAGGTCAACCGCGTCCATCGCCTCGAGCCGGTCGAGCGGCCAGTGGAAGACGGCGGCGATATCGGCCATGGCCTCCTCGACCGTCAGCCCCCGAACGCCCTGGCGATCATCGCCTTCTGCGCCGGGGTGTAGAAAAAACCCACGATGGTGCCAGCCATCTCCGAGAAGTCGGATGGATCCAGCTGGGCGACCTCGTCGGCGGTGATGAACGGCTGTGCGACGCGGGGGATCAGGGCGATCATCGCGTTGACGTCGCTCTGCATGATGTCCTGCAGGGTCAGGCCGCGCAGCTCGCCTGCGCTGGGCTTGCGCAGGGTGACGCTGGTCACCTCCCCAGATGCGCGGGCGAGCGGGGTGGAGAGGGTGATTTCGACGCTCTGCGGAGCGTTCTGGGCGGGTGCGGGTTCGGACATTTGCGGGGATCCTTCAGGGGCGGGCTTGCGGGTTGTCCCCGCCCCGGCGTGCCCGCATTTCACGCCGGGGCGAAGGTCTTGGCCGCCGGGCTAGAGGCCCAGGGCGGCGCTGATCTCGGCGTAGCGATCGACGCCGCCGACCACGTAGGTTCCGGCGATCATGTCGATCTCGACCTCATCGATGCCGTCGATCGCGAGGCGGTAGTAGCTGAGCGCGTACTTGTACTTGTGCTCGGTATCGCCGCCGGCCTTGCCGCTGCCGAAGTCGATCTCCGTGATCCGGCCGCGCATCACGGCTTCGAGCGCCTGGGTGGTGCCGCTGTCGTTGTTGTAGGCCCCGGCGAAGCGCAGCAGCGCGGCGTCGTGGGTCTGCGCGCCGAACTGGCGGACCAGCGGGCCGAGGATGCCGCCGGCGTTCAGCTCCGCCTCGAGCTTTTCGACACCCATGTCCACGTCCACCTCGCCGATCATCCCGCCGCCGCGATAGGCCTCGGTCTTGATCGCCAGCTTGGGCAGGGTCACTTCGGGGATCTCGCCGAGGTACGAGACGCCATCGGCGAAGACGGCGAACTTCTTGAGTTTGGAAGGGAGGCCCATGGCGGCGGTTCCTGTTCAGGTGAGGGGGTGGGCGGGCGCGCTGACTATCAGGCCAGCGCGCTCGACAGGGTGGCGTAGTAGCGGTCGGTGATGACCTGGTTCAGCTCCAGGCTCTGCAGCGGGGCGCAGGGCGTGAAGTCGTAATCGATCACCAGCTTGCCCGCGGCGAGGTCCGTGCCGGAGTTGTGGGCCGGATCGTACCAGGCCTTGGCGCCGATCAGCCGGTTGGCGGCGATCAGGCTGCGGAAGCGCGCGTTGATCGTCTCCACGATGTCCTTGATCAGGCTGCCGGTGATCGGCTTGTCGATCGCCCAGAGCAGGCCCTGCGCGATCTCGTCCTGCAGCACCTGCGAGGTGCGGACAGCGCTTTCGAAGCGGTATTCCGGCGCGTCCTCGCCGGCGCAGGTGGTGTTGCCCCAGACCCGGAAACCGTTCGCACGGACCAGCGTGCCGATGTCGTTGGCGTTGAGCGCGCCGGCATCGGTGCTTTCGTCCTGGATGTCGAAGAAGATGTCCTTCTCCGCCCCGGTCACCCCGGCGAGCGTAACGTTCGACAGGGTCTTGTGCCAGCCCTGCGCTTCGTCCAGCGCGGCGCGCGCGCCGAGCAGGCGGGCGATCAGGTCTCCGGCGAAGGTGCTGGAGGTGTTCGGCCAGAACAGGCGCAGCTCGCGATCGCCGAAGTTCTCGCGATAGGTGCCGGCGGCGGCGATGTCGGCACCGAGGGCGGCGGCATAGGCCATCCCGCGCAGCTTGCGGGCGACGATGGCAAGGGCGGTGGTGACCTCCTGCGTATCGAGCCCCGGCGCGCCGATGATGCGCGGGCGGAAGCCGGTCTGAGCTTCGGCGGCGAGCAGGTCCTGAAGG